GTGCACGTCGGGCAGGGTCGGTGCCCAGCGCAGGAGGCGGGCCTCGATGCGGTCGACGAGGGCGAGGAGGTCCTCGATGTCGCCGGCGGCGGCGGTGATGCGGAACGGCTGGGTGAGGTCGTCGGCCTGGTCGGCTGCGTCGGGGTCGGGGCCTGGGCCGCCGGCGCCGGGGTAGAGCACGAAGTAGGCCTTCACGCGGGCGTCGGTGCTGCTCTTGGGTTGCGGGTCGGCGACCCAACCAGCCGGTGCGGGGAGGGTGAGTGGGCGGCCGATCTGGCCGTAGTAGCCAGTCGCGTTCGTGACGCCGACGAGACGGCTGGCGACGGCGTTAGCGACCAGGCGGCGGGAGATGGGCATCAGAGCGTCTCGGCTTCGGCGATCTTCGCGAGAGCCTCGGTGTAGGCCGGGACCTGCCGATCGAACGCCGGGCCCATGAACGGGGTGCCGGACTGGGTGCTGGTGCCGTACTCCTGGTGCACGGCGTAGTCCGCTGTGGGTCCGACCTCGGCGGTCATCGCACCGGTGCGGCCGTCGCCGCCAATGCTGGTGGAGATGGAGTTCCGGAGGTTGCCGGTGTCGACAGGGGCGAGCGCCTTCGCGTCAGCCTCGATGGCGTGCGCGGCGAGGCGGAGCGCAGCCGAGGCCTTGGCTCCGACCCGGCCACCGGCACCGGCCAGGCGAGAACCGAGGGCACGGACCTCGGAGACGTCGACGTTGATGCCCACGGGGCGCCTCCTGGTCAGTCGTCGAGAGTGCAGAACAGGTCGCGCTCGAAGCGCTCGGTGCCGCGCGCGACCTTCTCGACCCGCAGGGTGCGGCCGGTCAGGTCCGGGTCGCCGGACGTGGTGACGTCGGCGAGGTGGCCGGTGGCCACGACCTGGGCGGCGGGGACCACGACGAGGTAGTCGGCGATCACCTCGGTGTCGTCAGCGAGCTGCACCACGCGGGCCTGCCCGGAGAGCGCCTGGATGCGGGCCGGGACGTCGGTGGCGTACGGGGCGAGCGGCGTGGCGACCATCGCCTCGTCGGCCTCGGACCACGTCTGGCCGCTGCTGCCCGGCTCGCGCAGGGAGACGCGGCCGCGCATCGTGCGCTCCACGACAACCCGGTGGGCGGTCTCCCAGCCGCTCGGGATGACCGCCGTGCCGGGGCGTCCGGTGTGCTGGCGGCGCATGGTCAGAGCCACCCGCCGGTCAGCTCGGGGCCGTTGCTGACGCCGTTGATGGGGACGATGGAGAAGTACGCGCCGTCGTCCGACGCGGCGTCGTCGGCAGCGGCCTGCGAGCGCAGCGCGGCCGCGCGCTTGCGGAGGGACTCGGCGACCTTCGCGCCATCGGTGGCGAGGTCCTGGGTCCGGATCGCCTTCGAGGTCAACGCCTCGTTGTCGGCGATCGTGTCAATCGCCTGCGCGGCGGCGAGCTTGACGACCCCGCCCTCGATCTCGAGGAACCCGTCGATCTCGTCATTCGTGAAGACGGGGTCGGTGCCGGCGGGGTCGTTGATGAGGAACCGGACCAGGTCGCGAGGCTCAGCCACGGTTACCTCCTCGAACGGATGCTGGTGGTGGTGCCGGGTGGTCGGCGCAGTTCGTGACTACGCCGACCACCCAGGCTGGGGTGCCGTGGATCAGGCGGTGCCGGTGCCGGCGTAGGTGTGGACCGGGTCGACCTTCGCGCCGCCGGTGACGTGCCGCACGCGGTAGCGCACGGAGTCGTCGTCGAAGTCGCCCTCGTCGGGCTGCCGCGCCTGGCCGGCGTTGGCCTTCTGCCGGATGTCCGGGGTCTCGAACCCGCGGAGGAACGCGACCGCGACCGCCGGGCGCCCCTGGTTGGGGGCGGGGAGCACGAACCACGCCAGCCCGGGCAGCCGGTTGAGGACCACGAGGTCCACCGCGCCGCGGAGCGGGTTGGGCTCCAGGGTGGTGCGCGAACCGTTGGTGACCCGGATCTCCGTGGCGTTGAGGATCCGGCGCGCGTTGAACTCCTGCGCCGGGCCCACGACCAGGATCAGGCGGCCCGCGGGGACGATGTTGCCCTCGGTGTCCTTCCGCTGCCGGATGGCCTCGATCGCGGTCTGCAGGTTGGCCTCGTTGAGGACGGCCGCCACCGGGGTGGTGTTCAGACCCGTGCCGACGTAGCCGTCGACCGCCGAGTAGTCCTTGAAGAAGTCGGCGTTCGGGGCACCCGTGGTGAGGTTCGCGATCTGCTCGAGCGCCGCGTTGGTCTCCGTGATGGAGGCGGCGTCGGCGAACCGGTTCGGGATCTGCATGAGCTCGTCCAGGTCGTCGTTGACCAGGGCCTCCCACGAGAACCCGAACTGGCGACCGAACTTCGCCACCTGGATCTCGAACTCGCGGGTGTCGTACTCGGCGCCCGGGTAGGCGGTGAGCTCGGGCACCCGCTCGAGCGCGGTGCGGCCGCCGAGGATGTCGATCATCTTCTTCGGCTTGAAGTTCCGCACCAGCGTCCGGGTCGCGAACCCGGCCCACTCCGCCTGGATGGCGGTGTACTGGGCCAGGAGCTCCCGGTCGAGGACGTCGCCGGTGGCGGAGACGAACAGGTCCGACGTCGACAGGGCCTCACGGACCTGCACGGCGGCACGGATGTCGCCCTCGAAGACGCGACGCCACAACGTCGCGGCCTCGACGATCGCCTGGCTGCGGCGAGGCGAGTAGTTGCGGCGCGTCACCGGGGAGACCCCGGCGAGCGTCTGGTCGTCGGTGAGCCCGAAGGTCTCGGCGACGTTGATGAGCGTGCTGGTCATCGTGGTCCTCCTCAGACCTTGGCGAGCTTGACGGGGACGATCTCGCCGGCGGTGGTGCCCTTGGCCACGACGACGTGACCGAAGAGCGTGTTGCCGGTCGCGACCGGGGTGAGGGCACCGCCGGCCGTGATGTAGACCGGGCCGCCGACCGCGATCGCGGTGGTGGTGCCGATCGGCAGGCGGAAGACGCCGGCGAGCCAGACGGAGGCGTTGCCGTCGACGTTGCCGCCGTCGCCCTCCGCGCAGGCGGTGACGCCGGGCAGGGCGCCGACGAGGACCGGGGCGCCGGAGGCGGTGTCAGCGGGGACCGGGAGGGACAGCTTGTCCGCCGGGTCGTTGGGGTAGAACTGCTCGTTCTTCATGGATCAGGCCTCCTTGACCTGGCGGCCGAACGCGCCACCGACAGCGGCGTCGATGTCGGCCTCGCTGACGGTGGACGGCGTGCCGGCGGGGGTGCCGCCGAAGCCGGTGATGGAACCGACGCCCGCAGCCTCGGCGAGCTGCGCGACGTACGCCTCCTCGGCGGTGCGGGCTGTGTCGACCGCGGTGTCGAGGGCGGCGGTGTCGAGCTGGCCGGACTCGGTCAGCGGGACGGTGGCGGTGGCCGTGGCGACGATCCGCTCGACCGTCGCGGCGGGCAGGGTCGCGTTGGCCGCGGTGACGCGGGCGCGGGCGTGGGTGACCGCGGACTCGCGGGCCGCGAGCTGGTCGCGCTCGGCACGGAGACGGTCGCGCTCCTGGATCGCGGTGTCGCGCTCGGACTCGAGCGTCGGCACCCGGCCGGAGGCCTCTTCGAGCTCGCGCAGGCGCGCTTCCTCGATCTGGGGCATGGTGTCCTCCAAGGACTCGGTGGTGGTGGTGCTGCCCGGCCGGGTGACCGGGACGTAGTTGGTGACGACCCGCACCTCGGTGCGCTCGCCAGTGAGAGACACGGCGCCGTCGGTCTCCGTGTAGGCCTGGCCGTAGATGCCGGTGTCGTCGCCGGCGCCTTCGATCTCGAACCAGACCGTGGTGTCGTCGAAGTCGCGGACGTAGATCCACACGCCTTCGCCGGTGCCGTACGCGTCGCGGAGGACCTGTGTGAGTCCCTCGCGGGTGTCGTTGACCGTCGCCTCGGAGACGCCGTGGCGGATGGCGCGACGGTTCGCGGCCGCGGACTCCAGCACGGAGAGGACCTTCCCGCCACGGCCGGCGCGGGTGACGAAGTCGACCGACATCACCGGCGCGACGAGGCCCTCGATGATCCCGCCGCGGCGACCCTCCGCCTCGCCCTCGACGATGTCGGTGGCCGACCCGCGGATGGACACGCCGAGCGCCTCGCGGACGTCGTCGTCCGCGAGGAGGTCGCGCCAGGCCGGGACAACCTTGACCTCGCCGACCAGGGCGCCGTCGTCGCTGAGGCGGGCGTCCTGGGTGGTGACGGCGATGAGGTCCTTCACCGACCGTTCGGGGCGGTCTTGGTCCTCGATGACAGTGGGGTGGTCGGCGTACATGTGGGTGCCCTTGGGGATCACCCGGTCCGTGGCGGCGGCCTCGAGGACCTCGGGGGAGTAGTAGCCCGAGGACCCCCAGCCGGGCGAGATGAACTGGACGAGCATCCGTCCGGTCGTCTGCGCCTCGGTGGCCGCGCGTTCACTGAGAGCGACGGTTTCGCGGAGCTGCTGGGGCATGGTCAGACCTCCCGGTCACGGGGTAGCGTGCGGTGGGTGGGAGCGGACGACGACGCCGACTGCGTCGAGCACATCTGGGAACTCGATGAGGTCGTGATCTCGCGTGGCGCGTCGACTGTGTCGACGTGCATCCGATGCGGAGGGGTCCGATACGAGCCGGGTCAGGCGGCGAACCGGGACCGGCCCCGGCTGGACTGAGGCACCGGCGCCGGCGCGTAGGAGTCGCGCCACCCGGTCGTCGTACGCCGCACCGACCAGGAGTCCATCGGGAACTCGCCTGCCGCCCACGCGGCGTACCGGCCGGGGCCGAGGATCTGCTGCTGCTCCGCCGCCGTGAGGCTGGTGAACGCCGTCTCCGCGTCAGGCAGCAGCGACGGCGGCTCCACGACGTCGATGCCGAGCTCCGACCACGGCTTCGTCGCCGGGAGCCGTGCACACCGGCCCTGCTGGTGATCGTTCGGGCCCTGCTCGTCGAGCTTGTGCAGGGTGCCGTGCTGCGACCAGCACGACGGGCACGTGCGAGCGTCGAGAGTCGCTTGCCACGTCCACCCCGCGAGGACGTCCGAGTGGTTCGCCTGGGCGAGCTCGGCCGCGCGGCGGTGCGCATCCAGGGTCTCGGTCCTGCTGATGACGAGCGCGCGGGTCAGGCCACCGTTGAACCCGACCCGCTCCGCGCGGCGGACCATCCGACGAGCGGTCTCCCTGGGGTTCGAGCCGGCGGCGACACCACGGATGAGCTCGCGGCGTACGACGGCGTACGCCTCAGGTGCCAGCGGCTTGTGCAGTGCGGTGATCTGCTCCGTGGTGCGCTCCACGATCGCCGTGATCTGCCGGGCGTCGACGCGGGACCAGGCGGCGAGGTCCTCCGGCGTCATGAAGTTCGGCGGCAGCTGGGAGTCGATCACCGACGCCTGAGCGGCCCCGGCGGTGTCCACGACGTGCTGCACGTCGCCGATGATCCGCACCTGCGACGCCCCGGCCAGGGCCTGCAGCTGTTCGGCCACCACCGCGAGCGCCGCCCGCAGCCTGGTAGACCGCAGCAGCTGCGCGCGGGAGATGCGGTCGCCGGCGGTGAGCTGCTCGAGGAGTGCGGCGGTGAGGTCGGGTTCGATCTCGTCCCACGCGGTCGCCCACGCGCGGACCAGGTCGCGGGTCTGGGCGTCGGTGATGGACTGGAGGGCGTCGCGGAGGTCCTGCTGGAGGCGCAGGGTGCGGTCAGTGACCGGCATGACCGGGGTCCTCGACGACGACACCGCGGGAACCCTGGTGGTCGTAGCACCAGAGCCGCTGCTGGAGGTGCATCCCGTGCGGGGAGGTGAGCGCCACCCAGGCGCGTATCCCGGTGGACAGCATGCAGGTGTTGCACCACAGGCCCGTCTCGTGGTCGAGGTATTCAACGCGGACCGCGACGGCCCGCATGCTGACGCGCACTCGTGGGTCGGCCATGTCACACCGTCTCGGCCGGGTCTTCGCCAGCACGGAACCGGCGCACGGCCTCGTCGCCGGCGGTTGCCTCCGGGTCGACCCAGCGGCCGTCGTCGTCGATGAGGCCCTCGTCGCGGAGCAGCTCGTCGACGTCCGTCACGCCGAGGGCCTGCAGCAGCAGGCGGGCGGTTGTGAGCGGCGGCATCTTCTGGGTGCCGTCGGCGTTCACGATGGCCTCGATGATCTTCACCGGGTCCATGTCGGCCAGCGGCGGCCACGTGAAGTCCAGCAGTGGCTCGGATCCGCCGGCGATCAGCGTGTGCTTGCGGCCCCAGTCGTCGATCAGCGTCGTGCCGGTGAGCCGTCCGCGGGGGGCTTCCACTGCGGCGGCGATGACGTGCCGCAGGATCCGCTCAAGGGCTGACTGCCACAGCAGCCGCCGCATCCCCATCTCGAGGATGGTCGGCTTGTCCAGGGTCTCCGCGGTCGCCCGCGCGCCCGTGACACCGGGGTCTGCGAGCAGCATCGTCACCGGGACCCCGAGCCCGGCGGCGACCATGGCCGCCAGCGGGCGACCCGACTCGGCGTCGATGGTGGCACCGGACTTCGACACCGCCTCCAGCCCCTGACCGGGACCCATGACCGCGGCCTGGCCGGCATCGGTGCGTCCGTCGAACGATGGAGTCGCGGCGGCCATCGCAGCGGCCGTGGTCGCCGCCCGCTGCGCCCGGGACCGGGTGTCCCCGGTCATCCGCCACGCGATCTTCGACAGCGACTTCGTGAGCCCAGCCCAGTCGACGAGGAAGTCGCGGTACATGCGGGCGTAGGCGATCGCCACGTACGCGTCGGGGATGCCGTGCTGCCACCCGTCGAGCCGGTTCACCGGCACGTGCAGGATCGGGGCATCCCACCGCACCTCGTGCCCGTTCAGCGACTTGATCCTGGTCGCCGGCCGGTAGCCGAGCGCCGGGTGCACGACCTTCCGGGTCTGCCGGCGTGCACGCGTGGCCCCGGTGGCATAGCCCTGCTCGAGGACGGTCTCGACGTACTCGCGGACGAAGAACCACGGGTCGTCGCGGTCGTCGGGGTTGGTGATGATGTCGACGATCTCGTCCGTGGGGGTGGACCGCACCTGCACACGCCCGCTGAGAGGGCTGGTGAAGCACGCGAGGTACACCTCGCCGTCGGTGCCGAGTGCCCGCTCGAGCTCCTCCTGGGCCTGGGACCCGGTGAGGGACCGGTCGTTGTCGGACTCGAAGTCAGCCAGGAGCGCGTTGACGTCGGCCTGGGTGTCGTCGTCGTCCTTGACGCGGGCACCGATCTCAACGCCTTGACCCCAGATGTAACCGATGCGGAGCTGCAGGCCCCGCTTCACGAGGGGGTTGGACACGGCCATGGTCCGGCACGCGGCGGCGACGCGGCGGCGGCCGTCGGCGGTGAACTCGTCGGCGACACCCTGGGACAGTGCCCTCCAGCCTCGGTCCTCGAGCTGCATGGACAGGTCGGCGATCGCTTCTTGGGCGAGGAGGTTGGTCTCCTGCTCGGCGCGGAGCTGCTCTTGGAGCTGCTCGACGACGGGGGCGGTGGTGGCGGGCCAGGGGGAGACGGTCACGCAGGGTCACCGCCTCTCGGATCAGGTCAAGATTCGTCAGGTCGAGCCGAGATCGGCGGATTGAGCAGATCAGGGGACGTAGGAGCCGAAGTCGGCGAGCTCGTCGTCGAAGTCCTCAGCGGTCACGATCCCGCCAGCCAGCAACGGCTGGAGCACCAGCCGGTTCAGCGCCTGCGACAGAGCGTCCACGTCGTCATCGTGTGCAGCCGTGGGGAAGCCGGCTGCCTCCTCGATCACGTCGTCAGCCCAGGGCGCCACCTCGGAGGCGGGGAGCCACACGTTCCCTGCCTCGACGAGCGGTGACACCGCAGCGGCGCGGGCTTCCTTCCCGCCGTCCGGTTCCACGGGGACAATCCCGGGCACGGTGCGAGCGAGCATGGAGATGACCGCGGACCCGTTGGCCTTGTCCTCGACGAGCTTGAGCACTGCCTGTGGCCATCGGGCGGCGAGCGCGCGGACGGCGGCGACGGTCTCGACGAAGTCCATCCGGGCGTGGACCCGGTCGAGGAGGTACGCGTCGGCGCCGCGGCGCATCCACACGTGCCCCGCGACGAAGTCGGTGCCCTCGGTGTTCTTGAACGTCATGTCCCACGAGATGAGGAGGTCGTCGAAGTCGCCGATGATGACCCGGGACCCGTCGTCGCGTTGCACCCACGGCACCTGGTCGTACCGGCGCCACCACGTCCGGTGGAAGATCGTGCCCTCGGCCGGCGCCGGCCTGCCCTGGTATAGCGCGTTCCAGGCGCGGGACCCGACCTCGCGGATCTTCTTCGACCAGTCGGCCGTCGACCTGCGCCGGGCCGATTCCATGAACTCGCCCGGCTTCCGGCCGAGCACGTCGGTCTCGCCCTTCTCGGGGTCGTGGTCGGCCTGGGCGGGGATGTTCAACACCCGCCAGTCGTCGCCCTCCTTGGCGAGCCAGCCGGCCAGGTCGTCCTCACGCCACCGGGTCTGGATCAGCACCACCGGTGCACCAGGTGCGAGGCGGGGGAGCGCGACCTCACGCCAGAAGTTCTCGACCGTCTGCTTCCACGCCTTGGAGTCGGCGGCCTTGGCGTCCTTGTACGGGTCGTCGATGATCAGCAGGTCCACCGGCCGGGACGTCAGCGACCCTTCGACGCCGACACAGACGATGCCGCCGTTGTAGCCGAGGATCTCGAACTCGTCCTGCCGCTGGGAGGACTGCGACAGGGTGAGGCCGAGCTCGGGGTGGGCGCGGAGGTCGTCGCGGATCTTGCGGCCCCACCGCTTGGCGACGTCGTGGCCGTAGGACACGATCGCGATCCGCAGGTTCGGGTTGCGGTGCAGCACCCACAGCGGGAACCGCCGCGACGCCCGTTCGCTCTTGCCTTCCTGCGGGGGCATGGAGATGATCGCGCGCTCACACTCGCCGTTGGCGACGTCGACGAGGAGCCGGTCGATCGCCTCGAGTGCCGGCGTCTGGATCGTCGACCGGTCCAGCGCCTGCGCCATGGCGCCGGGGGTGGCCCAGGGTTGCTTGCGGAGTTCGGGGGCGAGGGTGGTGGCGATCATGTCGAGCCAGAGGTCGTCGCCGGCGGTGGAGGTCACGGTGGCCTCCTGCGGGGTCGAACAGATTCAGCCGGCGATGATGAGGGCCACGATCGAGGCGACGGCGGCGATCCCGGCCAAGACGACGCCAGCGATCGTCCAGCGGAGCATCTTGTTCTCCCGGCGCTCCGCATCGTTGGCTGCCTGCACGAGACGCCCGATGTCGTCGGCGGTTCTGACCGTGGCTGCCGTGGCTTCCCGCTGCCTCTGGTCCCGGACGATGGCGTCCCCTGAGATGGCCTCGAAGGCCTGAGACGAAAGGCCGGGTGGACGGGCTGAGCCGCGCGCCGGGGGCTGGTCTTGGTTGCTCATGCAGCCATGGTGACTCACCGTTCCGAGCCTGCCTAGCGTCCCGGCATGACAAAGGCGGGGAGTGTCTGGAGACACTTCACCCGCCAAGGCAGAGTTTGGGCGTCCAGATGGCGGAATGTCAAGCACTCCGGTCTCGCGTCAGCGTGTCGAGCGACTTATGGCCGCCACTCCTCGCGGTAGTCGGGGTGGTCGGCGTAGGACAGCGCGAGGCGGGCCAGCACTGCCCACCCGTCGTCAATGTCCTCACAGAGCGACATGATCTGTCGCTTGGCCTCGCAGTCAGCCAGGACCCGCGAGAAGTGGTCCGGCGGGTACGGGCCGCGACGCCCGACATGGTGAGTCCGGATCGCGATCCGCTCCTGCCGCTTCGCCCAGGCGCAATCCTCGGCGATCCGCGCCAGCAGGAACTCGACCAGGTCGCTCATGCCCCGATCCTTCCACGCAGCGTGTCCAGGAGCCGGGCCCCGAGTGCGTGCGTGCACGACGCCGTCCCGCACCGCGGGCACAACCGCGACAGATCCGGCACCACCGGCCGCGGCAACGGACACCAGCACGGCCCAGGGTCGCGGCGCGGCGCCCGCTCCGCCATCGACTCAGACCGGATGTGGTCGGCCAGCAGCCCGATGGTCGCCGAATCCCAGGTCGCCCGGCACGGGTCGTGGGTGCACATCCCGATCCGCTCCGCCAACCGGATCTTCAACGTGCCCCGCTCCCCGCACTGCGGGCACGTGTTGTCCGGCGTCCACGGCGGCGAGTCCCACCCGGTGACGATCCGGGCTTGGGTCCACCAGCGGCGCACGTCCCGCTCGACGGCGGCCCGGGTCACGGCGTCCGCGGACACGACCAGCGAGTGGAGCTGCCGGACGGTGGCCGCGGTGTCGACGTAGCGGTCGTCCTCGCCCAGGTCGCGGATCCAGCGGGATGCCTCCAGGTCGATGCGGGTGGCGGTGTCGAGGGCGTCGAGCCGGGCGGCCGGCTTGGACTGGAAGCCGGGGCGGGGGCCTTCCTCGGCTGTAGCGGAGGGGGTGTCGTTGTCCCAGAGTTGGGTGAGCAGGCTCGGGACGGTGACGATGTGGTTGCGGCCGCGCCATTCGGTGCCGACGCGGACGGTGTAGTGCTCACGGTGTTGGTGTGGCTGGGTGAGCTCGCGGATCATCTCGCCCAGGTCGGGGCGATGGTGCTCGGTCATTCGGGGCGTCCTGGGTGTGCGAGTGGGTCGGGCAGTGGTTCGGGGCGGTGCGAGGGCTTGGCGATGAACCCGTCAGTGGCGGGACGCGGGTCTCCGCCACATCGCGGGCATGTGTCGTGGGACTCTTCGCGCTGCCGCTTCTCGATCTCCCGTTGGACGTACCAGGCGGCCTTGCGGAGGTCCTCGAGCGCGTTGCCCTTCTCGTCGGCGCGCCAGATGTACTTGATCGCGTTGCCGAGGTTGAAGCCCATGTGCTCAACGACGTCGATGCACTCGACGCCTGAGGGGTGGGCGTTGTAGTGGCGCGGGTGGTTCACGGTCTCGTCCGCCATCAGTCACGCTCCTCGGCCGCGGGGACGTCCCAGACGGTCATCGAGTGCATGACCATCCGGGTGTTGTACTGGATCAACTCGATGAACCCACCAGCCGCGAGCGCCTCCAGCTGCGCAGGGGTGGGCCGCCAGTAGTTGGCGTACATCGGGTAGCCCTCAGGGCTCATCCCGACGAGGGACTCCACCGTGCCGCACTGCTCGGAGGACACGCCGGCCGGGGGTCCGACGCAGACGGCCTTGCAGGTGGGGCGGGAGGCCGCGGCCTCGGGTGG